TTGCGCGGTTCAGATGCGCCAGAATAAACGGCTACAACGTCGCCGTCCGGTTTCAGGGCAAAACCAGCGTCGTCGTCTGTTTGATATAATTTATACTTGGACAACTCGTCGGCAGCTTTGAGTTCTACCTGAGCGCCATACTTGTGGTTGACCATCGCGCTCTGCATGCGCTGAGCGTAATCCGCGGCACTTTGCGCTGCGTCTAATTGATTTATAGATGGTATTCTGAGGCCGGCTTTTTCGTAGCGTTTTGCTACTTCCTCATCTGCTACAAGCCGAGTTCTTCCAACATCTCCAGAGCTGTCGCTTCTGTAAGGTCTGGATTGTCGGCCATCGCTTCCGCCACTATTGAGTTCCGCAATTCGGTTGCGCCGTTGTTGTCGGACTGCGCGCTGGCGTCCTGAGAGGTCTCGGTAGCCTGTGAGCGTGCTTCCCGGTTCAGGCGCAGCTTCGTCTGCATCGCCTGTGCGAACTCCTGTTCGTAATCCGATTGCTTCATTTGTTCGCCGAGCTCCTTCGCTAAAGCCTTCAGGGCGTGATGCTACACCGAGATCAGTATATAGGTTTTGCTCTTGATACCACAATACAGCCTGTATGTCTTGCTCTGTCATGCCTTGAGCTTGCAAGCGCTTTTGTATCTCGCTCACAAATTGCTCTTGTCTTTTACGCTCTGGCAAATCGCGCGGCTGCGTGGCGATCTCGCCATCTGCTCGGCGCATTTGGCCGAAAATTCTATTGTAGCCTCTTGTGAACCAACTGTCTTTGGTTGTGCCCTCGTAGCCGTTAATGTTGAGACTGAATTGTCCGGTCTTATCGCCGATCGCGCGGGCGCCAAGGTGTATAGATTTTTGCCCACCACCGACGCCGCCTGGCCCGCCTTTCAAGCCAGCGGCTTTGCGAACGTCCGTAATTTCCTTCAGCGAATGTGGCGACAACCACCAATCAGCAAAGCCCTCTTCACCTAAATCATCGAGAAGGTTTTTTATGACGCTGAGTGATTTGCCAACGCTTGCCGATCGAACGCCAAATCCAACCTTCGGTATGCCCGCAATTGTGCTGTCAGGCGCCGGCGGCGTTATTATTAATTCGCCTGTCTGTAAATAATGACGCATTAACGCGATTGCCACGCGCGTATTGTTTACGACTTTTTGACCATTGCTTGTGGCACCGGCAATCGCTGACCAAATAACGCGGTGCGTATCATTTGTCGCTAAACTCTCAAGCCCTGGTATTTGTGCAATCGTCTCAAACGTCGTCGCAACATCATTGTCGTACCATCCCTTGCCGCTTACCGCTTGCGTGAGCTGATAGTTGAATTCCTCTACAGCATCGTCGATGCCCAATTGAAAATCCGCGTCATCATTCGGATTTAATTTACGACCATGTTTGGCTAAATGGTCTTCATCAAAATAGGTCGCCAGGTGATCTACTAAGACACGCTTGCCACCACTAATCTCGGCGATTCTTGCCTTAGCCGCATCGTTGTCTTGACCGCCAGCGCGTAGTCTTGCGATTTGTGGGGTCTTGCCAGTACCGCCTACTCCCGCACCTAACACACCTTGTTGGGCGCCGCGTACCATGCCGCTAAACGCCTCGCCGGCTTTGTCTATAACCTTGTTGCCAAACGTGCCTATCGTGCCGCCAATGGTAGCACCAAGTCCGGTTGCGGCTAGGTTCTGACCTGGCTTGAACTCTTGCTGCATGCCCATAGCGTCAGCAACTTCAGGATTGGCCGACGCTGCCCTGATCTCAACTAGCTGCTTCATAGCATCATCGAGAGAGGCGTATGCACCGCCTTCTACACCAAGCGCTATGGCATTTGGGATCTGACTTCTGATGTAAGCTTTGAGGCCCGCCTTGCCGGCCGTCTTTGCAGCTTGTGCGGCTGCCGTGGCGATACCAAAGGTTGTCGCGCCAACATACGTCGATGGACTTGTAAGCAAGTTGCCGGTGGCGCGCAAAATGCCGTCCCAGGTGATGTCTTTCTTCTCGTACATCTGTTGCAGGAAATGAAATGCCAGCTTCTGCTTCGGCGTTACATCCTCGTCGCTCATGCGGTGCGCAAGTCGCACGAGATCTATATCTCGAAAATTAAAACGAGATATTAGCTCTAGTCCGTACTGCGCTGCCTCTAGGTCGTTGACCGGCTGCGCTTGCTCGGCCTTGATGCGATCGGCGCGTTGCTCAATTGATTTCTTGGTATATTCACCGAGAAACGAACCTGGCTGAGCCGTGCCTGTTTGGCTACTGACGAACCGCCGCGGCGCCTCTTGAAACAGCGGTATCATCTCACGAGCTGAGTCGATAAACAGGCCGCGCTCGTTTTCAGTCAGACCCTTGAGCAACTGTTCCGCTTGCGCCTCGCGTTCTTCAAGCGGCGTCTCGAGGTCGATCTCTGTGTCATTGGCAATGACGTAGTCAACATCGTAGCCGGCATCTGCAATCGCTTGTCTGCCTTCTTCTGGCATAACCGGCGCAACATCTCCGTTGGTGACGTACAGCTCGTCAGCGCTTTCTTGAGGCGGGCGGCGACCAGGGATATCGATAACGATCATTGCTGTTCCAATTGGTTTGCCTTGAGAGCTTCTTGGTATAGTCGTTGCGCTTCAGTTTTTGCTTCCCTGTTGCCTGGATCTTCAACATATCGCTCAAGTGTTTCGAGGTAGATAAGCTCAAGCGCTAGTGTTGAAGTCTTACCGCGCAGCTTTGTTTTTGTTGTCTGCCTCACCGCTCTGACATCTTCAGCCGTGTAAGCCGCGAGTGGTTTATCGGGCAATGCAAAACGTGGCTTGGGAAGCGAATCAAGACTTGCTTTTTTACCTTCTGACAAAGAATCGACCGCGCGCTGAAACGCCTCTAAGGGCGGCACATTGTCTATGACTTCTGCGTTGTAACTCTCAACAATCGCTTCCGCTCGCTGCCGTGCGCCAGGCAAAAACTTATCGATGATGGAGTTAGGCTTTGCCATATTCGTAAGAACATTTCGGAACAGCGTTTCGCGTTTTTTAGCCGGCGTTCTTGCTATGACTTGTTGACCATAATTTTCGAGCCTAATTTTTGTCTCAAGGTTTAGTGTTTTTCTGCCAAATATTTTATTGATTACATCTTTGACCTCTTGAGGTGTGTCAGCATTACGCAGTTCATCTGTTAGATCTGAAACCTCTGCTTTTGATTCAGCGATTGGCACGCCTCTGTTCTCGATAGCTGTGATCAGAAGCCGGCGCTGATTGTCATCTATAAGACTGTTGCCGTAGTCTTGTTCGACTTCTTCCGCCGTTAAAGCTTTCAAGCCACGACTAGATTCTGCGGCGTCAATTTCGACGCGCTTATACAACTCAAAATATTTGTTGCGCTGATTGTCCTCTCTCTCTTGCCTATCTAGCTTGCGTTGTCGATCTCTGTCTCTGTTCCTTCTTATTTCCAGCGTTTGCTCAAGCCGTTGGCTGCGCTCACTGAGATCTTGCGCTGCCGTCGCTGACAAGTCGGCATATTTCCCGGCGTTTATGTCTTTAAAAATTTGGCGGGCGTTTTCTGGCGTGGCGGCGCCAGCCAACACCTTTTCGACTTGAAGACGCGCCAGGCCTTGGATGTTTTTCAATTCCTCCTTGCGGCGTTGCTCGGCGTTTAGATATCCAATATTTTCTAATTGTCTCAGGGGGTATTTAATGCGGAAATCAATGGCAATTTTGCGCGCCTCTCTTTCGCCTTCCGTGTTGGCTGGCATAGACGCAATCTCTTTGACTGCATCTGTAATAGCCGTCTGAGTGCGTGAAATATGCGTCGCCACTTGGCGCTTGCGTGAGACTTGGCGCACCGTTGCTACGCCGTCTGTCATCAGAGCGCTTGCCGTGCGATTGAACGCGCGCCGCGAACTGCCTGTGGTGAACGAAAGCACGCTGCCATCAGAGGTTTTGTAACCGCCAGACGTTATGCTTTTGAGCTTTGGTTTTACCAGGCGCTGAAACTCAGCCTCTGCCTTTACAGGATCATTAAAACCTTGGACGGCCGTGCGTGCCTTGTTTATCTCACCTTGCAGCGCTGTCTGTGCAGCCGCGTTTTCTTCATCAGTGATAATCTGTTTTTGGATGTCGCCGAATGCTTGTGCTGATCTGCTTATCTGTTGCCCTAACTCAGATATCGCTTGGCCTTGAGCCATGAACGGTGCAGCATTCGCCTGGACGTTCATCGGGCGCGCGCCGCTATCTCTGCTACGTGCATTGATAGCTGACTTTTGTATGACGGGTATACGCATTAGGCGAACATCATTGCGCTTCGCGACGCAGATCCAAGCAAAGTAGCGACAGCTTGCGTGCGCGCGGCGCGATATCTTGCCGCTCCTTCGGCACGGCTGATCGTGGCAGCCATCCGACGCTCAACCGCTTCTTCTCTAAAGACTTGCGCGTCAACCATTGAATTGAATGCAGTGTTGCGTATTTGCTCGTCGGCTCGCTGGGCACTTTCCAAGGCGACCTCTAGTGCCGTGCCGGTGCCGGCGACAACGCCGCTGGCATTGTACGCAGCTTGCTGGTCGGCAATGAACTCAACAGCGTCTTCGCGAAGGCGGCCTTCCTCGACCTTCGACATAAAGATGCGCTGCTCAGCTTGCTGCTCCGCAACCTTCGCGTTTCGATCTTGGATTGATGCGTTGTATTCCGCAATGCGTTGCGCAGCTTTGCCAGCTTTGATCTGCCCACTGGCACTCACCATACCGCCGGCAACATTGGCAGCGGCTGCAATGTATAACGGCGCAGCCATCAGATCACCTTTGCGTAGCGCACATATGTTGCGCCTTCAGGTCCAAAACTTGGCATCATGCCTTCTTCCTTCATTCCAACAAATTCCGCAAAACGTCTCGCGGTGTCCCAGTCGGCGCGCACGTTCGACTGTATGCGCCGATATCCGCCTTGCTCAAAATAGCCGTCCAACAACTCTCGCATGCCGCGAGCAACCGACACGGGGCGGCTCTGAATTGCATCGCTGACGACGATCCACACCTCGCCGAGACCTTCCCAGATATCTATAATGCCGACACACATGGCCGGCTCGTCATCTATAAACACCGTCAGCGCTTGGCCGCTTTCCTCAATAATTCGCGCCTGTTCTTCCCACCTCGATGGGTCATCGTGTTTAGCTAAAATCGCAACCGCGTGTTCCGCGCGGAAATCATCAACGATCAAAGACTTCCATCCGCGCGTAGATACCGATCACCGTCATTGGCAGCGGTTGGTCCTGCTTCACGTAGACGTATGCATCGGTGTCGTAACCGTTGGGAAACTCGATCTCCTTATCGCCGGTGAAAAGATCGAGAGCTTGCCCCATTTCATCCGCCGACGATCGAAACGGTATGAGATCATTGTTTGTATCGGAAGATCCCACCTTGGCGCCGACTGTGCGAAACAAGCGCACAGTGACATCGTGTATGCGTTTGATAGCGCCCTGGCTAACGCCTTGAACCGAGCCGCCCTCAATACGCATGGTTTTGAGCTGCGAGGTATATCCAAGACCTATCTGCGCCTTGGTTGCCGATCGATCTAAGGTGATAGCCCCAGAGCTTACTGTCTTGTTTGGATGCGCGGCGCCGTCTGCCAGTATGGTGACACTCTCGCCTTCTAAATGCGTTAAGCCGCTTATCGTCGTCGCCGCGGACCCTGAATACGTGAGGCCGCTGTCTACATAAAACGCGTCCGATGATGCCGTACCAAAGTCAACGTCGCTCAGACGTTCTATAAATCTTTTGGTTGCTCCGTTGATCGTGCGTTGAACCACTACATACACCTCGTCTTCGTCGAGGTCGCCAGGGATGACAGCTACACTTTCTACTAATGCATTCGCTTGGTCGGTTGTTGCCAGACGCGTTGTGTCGCTACTTACGATCGACAAGAACCCAGTGCCCGCGCGTGCCGTTTCAGTCACAGTAACAACGTTCGCCGCGGGATTGGCAACGGTGAAGTCTGCGTGGGCGTTGATCGCTGCCTGAATATTGTCGGCAGTTGTGTTGTTGTCGGCATTTGGGCGAAAGCCTAACGAGCTGCTTGGCGACGATGAGCCCGCTGCCTCACTTGTAAACGTCACCGTTGTGCCGTCGCTCTTGGTGAGCTCGAGCGTTGTACCGGTCGCTATATTACTGAAGTCCGTCACAGTAATTGTTGCCGCACCTGAGACGCCGGCAATGATGTGGCGGTGCCAAGCGACAACTTGCTCCTCGCGCCGATAGGTTAAGCCACAGAGCTGCCCGTCAGAGCGCACCGCATAGATCACATTGTCTGGCTCTTGCTGCACCGCCAGCTCAACAAACCCGCCCTCGCTGACATGCTCAGCTAAGATCGTCATGTCGGGTGCAATGTACCCGTCAACGTCGAAGTTGTATTGCAGCTCGCGGATCTTGCGCTTGGCTCTTTGTAAAAACAACACGGCGCTGCCAGATGTCACCGGCTGAATGTTGGCGGTGCCATACGTCGTTTGCCGTTTGATCTGGATATTGGTTGGCGTGATTGGATCAGCCGTGTTGCCGCTACTGGCAGCGAACTCAGCGCCCGTTGTTAAGATGATCAACGTGCGGCTGGGCGCGAGCGCTCTGATGACGTTGACCTGGGAACTTGCCAACGTGTAGATCATGGCGTCGGCGTCATCGGCACCGCTGTTAAACTGGTCGAAGCCGCCGCTCTCAGAAAAGAATACGGTTTGCGGTTGGCTTGTGGTCCCGCCATAGACCAAGCGCTCTTCAAAGAAGCATATCGCGCCAGGGTAGCCGGTAGTGTCTGAGAAGGCACCGAGCGACCACTCGTCGGTCGCCTCGAGCTTTCCGACAATTGTGAAAGATCCGCCGGCACTCTCGTTAACCAAGTCGTCTGATGGCGACGTTAGTATTGTGTCGTCTGTAACCTCGGCAATGAGATGATCGCCATTGTTGCCACTGGCTGCACCGCTCACGGTTATGAGCTGCCCAACCTTGAATCCCTGGTCCTTGAAAGCCTTGGCCGAATCTACAATGCGATCGTTGTGTTCGTTGCCAGTGGCACTGGGGTCGCCCTCAGTAAAACTTATTGTGGTTGCTGTGTACTCGGGTAGCAGCTCAGCGCGCCCATTCAAATTATCTTGCACCACCGCGTCGACACTTGTGGCGCTTGTGAATGACGAAATTTTTGCGAAACCGTCATAAATTTTGACCAAGCGACCAACGTCGGTTGAAGCAAACAGGTCAGCGCTGGCAGTCAGCGTAACAGTGCCGGTGCGCGCGCTTGCTGTGATCGTCGTGCTGGTAGTGTTCTCATCGAGAAACGGACCAAACTCAAAATCAACCTCAGTCAAAGTCCAGTTGGTGTGTGAGGTGCGGGTAAGTTTTCGCGGCTTGTGGCTTGGATGCACGATGTACATGACATCGGCACTCTGAGCGAACTTAAGCTCAAATAAATCTGCCGTAGCGTAAGGTGTCGATATCTCAACGATCGAACCGCCAGACGTTATCTGCCCACCATTACGATAGAACCGAAAATATTCGTTGCCGGCTTCGATTATGTACGTTTGCTCGGTGCTAAATTCGAAACCAAACACGCGTGTCGATAACGAGCTGGTTTTGACTTCAGCGATAAATTCTGTGCCTGGTCTCCTGGTTACACCGCCATGCGGATGCACAAGAAAGTTCTCCAGGTTAGTCACGCCATTACGATACTTGGCGAGATCAATGCGACCATCAAGCCGCGGCGACAGCTCACCTGCGGTGAAGTTCGTAAACGCGTATGCGAGGCGTGCCATTTACAGTCGCGACTCCAAAAACAATTCCGACTCGATCGTGTCGGGCGTACCTTCGGTCGCGTCGGTAAAACGAGCTTCGCGCAGACGCGCCTCGTAGATCGCGTTCATCTGTTGCTGCAAGCCAAGACTGTTGGCTAACGGGTATGCAATGTCGGCGGCGATCGCAGAGCTGATCGTCTCAATCAACAAGGTGTCGTATTCGTTAGGGTCTGTTATACGCGCGACATATTTAATCTTCATCGCGTCTTCGTCCGACAAGAGCAAGCGACCTTCGATGGCATACTCGACGCCGTCGCTTTCGCCTTCGACTTCCAGGACACGCAGACAAAACGGATCTGCCGGCAACCCGAATTGGTTCGCATACTCCCAACTCGGTGACGCGGTTTCTTTTGCTAATTCTGCCCGACGTATCAGGCTGTTCCACGGGTGGGATCTGAACACGCTATCGCGAATGAACTCAAATCGCTGATTGCATAAGCGCGCCGCCCGCGAGTCCTCAGTCAGACTAATGATGTTGCTGGCGCCCACCATGTTAAGAGCGCTGTTGCAGATATCAACGTCACTTGCCATCGGTCTTCCTAAAAAGAAAAG